AGCTCGCTCACCTAAAATGTTTTTATTCTACCCCATGGCTCGCTTTCTTTGTGTGGGTTTCTTTGTTATGATGACCACAATCATGCTGCATGTTTCTTCCCAAGGTACTCTTCAGCATAAGGCTTTCTAACTGGTAATCCTTCCACTGCCCGCCACTCTGCATAAAGATCCTTCAAAAACTCTTTAACCATCTTTCTTTTAGCCGCTCTGTCTCTGTGACCTTTACTTACCTCCTTCCATGGTACCATCTTCTTTAGATGCAGAACCTTCTGATCTGACTGCTCCAACCGCAACTTATACGGATAGTAAAATTCAAGACAGTAAGTGTTCTGCTGTTTAATAAATCCATCCGCCATAACACCAACCAACGCTGTCCTCAATGGTTTATTATAAGGAGACAGAAATCCTTCCGTCATACAATCTCCTCTAATAAGAGTGTCAGTAAGGACAGCGACTCTTTCACTACCATCCACAGCATTCGGTAAACTGCCCACAATCTCTCCCATCTCCGGTTTGTAGTCTTTCTTCTTGATTGCTTTCTTTCCCCGCACCATACCAGGATTAAAGCCTGCGTACTGCCACATTATGCTGACAGTAGTTGCCTCCTCAATATCAAACTCACCCAACAACCATGCTGCTGCTATAGTCCCTACTCCTTTAACTCTCTGTAGGAAAATATCGTAAACAGGAAATCTTTTAAGATGTGCAAGCAGTTGTTTCTCAACCTCCTTCTCCATCCTTCTAGCCTCATCACTAAAATACTTAATAACAGCGACATCCTCTACAAGAATACATCTAGAGTCATTAATATTCTGATTGCTGCCATCCGCCTTTCTGCCAATACGATTGTCAAGGCGTTTCCTCATAGCTTGAAAATCTTCCCTAGTCCTAACCAACATTCTTAAACTATTCTGTAATTCTGTCCTCATTTTTACTCTCCTCTCTCTTTCTGTGTTTTGTATTTAGTTGTTAACGCTTGTAGTAATTGGATTCCTTCTATTTTTTGGCTCGCTTTCTCCTCTTGGGTTTCTTAAGTACCGTGTCTCGCTTTTTTAACATGGGTTTCTTAACTAGTATGGCTCACTCATACCTTGGTTTCCTATCTGTCCTTATATCATGCTCAATCCTATTCCAGCAGTCCCAAGTAATAGTCACAAGACTGTCATAAGCTTCCGTACTATTATCGTCAATACTCTTTATAAGTTTCTCTCTGGTTGCGTCTGTAAAGTCTCCGCCTGTTTCTATCTTTTGTCCTCCTTTCTTCTTTTTCCAAAATCCCTCATTAACAAGAAAGTCAATCATACTACCTACATCATCAACGCCGTAGTCAAACAGGATGTCGAACTCAATAGTCCTCAGCTTGCCAGTCAAGTGGTTCTTCTTGGTCTTGGCCTTCACCTTAACACCAACATCCCGCTCCTTACGTTTTATGTGACCCTTAACAGCCAACCACAACTCAATAACGGCATAGTGACCCAAAGCCTTGCCGCCACTCCTACTGTACTTCTCACCAAAAGTCACCCCAATGTTCTGCCTGACCTGAGACACTACCAACAGCAGAGAGCCTGTCTTGTTTATCTTTCCGGCAATTCGCCTGAACATGGCGGAGGCCAATCGAGGTTTGGCTGGGTAATCGCGCTTCAGTTCTTCCTTGTCCATCTCCTCAGCATCAGATAGAGCATCAAAGCTGTCAGGTACATATATGAAAGGATTCTCACTCTTCAGCAGCTTGTTGACTTTCTTATCCAATCCCTCAACCGTACCAACAGCATCCTCTTCAGGCGTAAGAACCACCCTACGGATAGGAGCGCCAAATAGAGCCACAGTCGGTATGCGGAACTTGCCTTCAATGTCCTCGTATTCCAAATGGTAGTTATCAAACTCCTCTCGCAACACTACCTCCGCCATCATGTTCCAACTTAAAAAAGTCTTCCCGGCACTCCTATCACCAACAACATTGATGATGCTGCCAACAGGATATCCCCCATAGGGATTATCCGAAAGGGCAAGGTTAAGGAGAGTGGACCCTGTTGGTATCAAGTCCACTCTCCTTTCTGCAGCAATAAGACCCTCCCCATTGGATTTTGCTGTCTCCTTGCCCTTCTTCTCAGGAGGAAACGGTATGTCTACTAACGGTTCCATTACTTCCTTCTGCCACCTCTCCTGCCTCTTCTAGTAGTGGTTCTTTCCTGCTGCTTCTTTTTGTTCTCCTCACAAGCCTTCTGGCAGGAAGTCCAAAGATCGTCCGGGCAATCCTCGCACTCGGATAGCTTGTTATCACCTTGCCCAAATTGATCAACTGGACATGTCAGCTCCTCTTCCTTCTCTGGCTCTTCCTGTTCCTCTTCCTCTTTCTCTGGTTCTTCTTTTCTACTCTTTCTACCTCTGAACCTGCCAGTTGCTCTTTCCTCTTGCTCTTCTTCTTTTTCTGTCTCTTCCTCCTCCACTACTTCTTCGCCCATCATAGCCTTCACCTCCTTGTGAGAAGGCACTACTATGATGTCCTCTAAGTTCCAAGCCAAATCATACAGCTCGTCCAACTCACTGTCCTTGAAGTCGTCCTCCTTCCTACGCTCTACTATGTCCACATCCACATAGTCGATGTTCGGAAACACCTTACCTTTCTTTTCAAAGAAGACGTCCCAGCCCTCTTCCGGCACCCAGAAGGGTCGTAGCTCTCCTGTCCTTCTGTCCTTCTTCTTCCCTGCTATGATGTCTTCAATAGAAGCGTGCGGAGCTTCCCACAACTGCACACCCTTGTCCATCTCCTTATCACTGTCAAAGCAGAAGATGTTGTAGAGGCACTTCTTACTAGGGCTCAGATTACGAATACGAGCATCCAGAGCTTCAGCTTCCTTCCTGCCCTCTACCTCTTCCTTAGTCTCTATCAGCTCATCACGCCTCTCGCAGATAGGGCACTTCTGCCTCAACGTGCACAAACACAACACAGCATCCTTATTGATGCCAACATTATAGTGAATCAAGACAGATAGCTTATAACTCCAACTCTTACCAGCACTAATCTGACTGTCCTTAAAAGGAGGATTGAAGTCAGGATTGCTAGTCCTAAAAACACTGTTCTCTTCCACTAAATAGGGAATCAAACACAGCTCATGCTCTCCCTCTTCACAGCGCCAAACACTCACCTCAGAGTCTGGTTTGTAGATGTTTCCAAACTTCCCAGTCTCACCCCTATGTTCATAGGAGTGATCTACCTGACTCTCCATATCTTCTATCTTCGGACGTTGTCTCTTACCCATATTTACTCCTTATGTTTAATTTTCTTCGACGCTTTCAAAATCAGAAATTTCATACCGTGTATTTAATGTTTCAATCATATTCCTTTTTACGCTTACAATAGGAGAAGTAGTTATTTCCTTTTCTGTCTTTCCTAACATAGGATGCTCTGAAAGCAGCACTCCTTTTACCCTAGTTAATTTAATTTTTACCACTTCTTTCATTTCTTCACCCTCTTCCTTCTTTTAAGAACTGTACTGCCTACCTCTTCATTCATCTTCTGTTTCTCTAATTCCCTCTCTCCTCTCTCTTCTATCTTAACGGGACTAACAGATGAGTAATAACCTCCTTTCCACAGCTCTCCTTCTCCCTTCAGCAACTCCTTACGTTGTTCAAAGGCTCTGACAGCATGCTCGAAGAAGCCGGATAGTTTTATTATCTTTATATTCTCTTCTTCTTTTTCTTTTACCCTATCAATCTGCATAAGAATGCTTCTGATCGCTGTTTCTGTAAATTTTTCTAATCCATATATTTTAGGATCATTACCACGAATCTCCAAATCAACATCCGCCTTCACTCGTTCAAGGTCAAGGCTAATGCGCTTTCTCTCGGCAAGAGAGATCGCGTAGAGCTTTGACCAATTGAGGTATAGCTGAGGTTGGGTCTCATATTCTTCATCCAGATTGAACCTATCCAACTCAAGCTCTTTATGACATTCCTTCTCATAGCTATCAACACTCCTGTTTAAATCAAACTCTTTCATCCCTCACTCCTTACTTATATTATATCCTATTTCCTTAATAAAAGAAAAAATATTTTTATTTTTTCAAACAAACCGACCTAG